AGATTCGGTGATAAGACCCCGGCCATCTTCGCTGGCTTGCGTTGGCTTGCCGATCAAGTCTTTGTGATTGCGCAGCACCTTGATTTTCGGCAAGCGCTCGGAAATGGTCTTTCTGAAAGCGCCGGGATGGATGATATCGTCTACCCGGTCTTTGTCCCATGTAGACGCATAGCCTCTGATAATCCGCTGGTCTATATCGACTGTTGCGTCGTCTAGACTGATGCTCTTGTATTGCATAGCCTGATACCTTCTATAAGGTAAGTTGATAGTATCATAACATCTGATATATCAGTCGTCATTAAATATCGACACAGAAAACCCTTGCTGGCAGCGACAGTTAATGACCTGCTCGGCGCTGCCTGCTGGATCGCCTGGATACATAAGCGATTCGCCGCCTACGGTAAACGGCTCGTCGAGTGCGACCGTCTGTCCGTCTGCTGCTGCGTGATCCTCGCGGGTGCGCTCTCCTGCTCCGGATAACCACACCTTCCGCATGGGAAATCCTGTCGATTTCGCTGCTGACTGTGCGCCAGCCTGTGCCGCTGAGTGCGACTCTGTGCGAGCTATCACCCTTGATCTTGCGCGGCTTAGCACGCCGCCTTCTGTCTGCATAGCGTCCTTGATTCTGCGACCGAGCACACCTTGCCCTACGCCTTCGGTGACGCTTTCAGCGACAATAGGATTGACAATCGCTGCGACCTGCGCCTCAGTTGTGCCCGCTATCTGCGTTATCCTCTGCGCGCCCCATGTGTGGATCCAGTCGGTGAAAATTTTAGCGTACTGGTCAAATAGTGCTTTGGTTTCGTCCGGCGTGCGAGATTTGGACGTGGCCTTTACGATTCGATCACCGAATGCCTGACCTGTTGACACCCAAAGACGGGTTAGAGTTTCTTGCAGTCTAGTCCGGTGGCCTTGGATAGCCTGCGCCTGTCTGCCGGGGTTTTCGTACTGACTGCCAATCTCAACCATTGCGCGCGCAATCTCACGCTCGATTGGTGCGCGCATTTTGACTTCGTGAGTCAGTTGCAGGCGCGTAAGCGTTGCCCGCTCTTGCGCTGCTGACATCCCCGTGACAAGACTAGTCGCCATAGCCCAGCTTTTTGAGAATTTGTTTTTCTTGGTCATTGATCGACTGTGGATTAAAGCCATCCGCCGGGTCAATGATCCGTCTTGCCTGTTCTTCGCTAATCGACGGGAATGACACGACGATCAGCTGGATTGCGGTCTCTGCTGGCAAGAGTCCGTCTGCCACAGACTGAACAATTGCCTGCATAGACGAAATTTGAGATCCATTAAATGCAGTCGCTTGAACGTCTTCGGTGACTTGTAGCGTCTCTGACGCATCAGCTATCACCGGCTGTTCGATTGCCTCACCACCAATCGATGCTTCCCATCCTGCTGGCATGAGTCCGGCGGGGAGGTACGAAACATCGCCGCCATCGATCTCGTCTAGCCCGATTTCAAGGTGCTGGTTGATGACGTTCAGAGGAACGCCAAGTGCGAACAGTTTCTGGGCATTCGTGAGTTTTGAATCAAGGTTCTCTTGCAGCGCAGTGACGTTAGAAAGGTCGTATGCAAGCCTGACATCTGTTCCGAACTCAATGGCCAACTGGTGGTTTAGCTGACGCTGGATAAGCTCAAGCTCCGGGATGATGGTATCTTTCCAAAGCGTTTTTTCCATCGCTTCCGCGTTAGCAAGGTTGACGCTCTCTGTCATTCCAAGGTTAGACAGGCTCATGCCAAACGCTGCTGCAATCTCAACCCACACCTGGCGGCGGGAAAGCACAAAGTCCATTTCTTTGGCCGACTGCGCAATGCTCTTAACATCAGCCTGGGTGATGATCGGCTCACGGGCATTGATCGGACCGGCCTGTCGCTCTTTCCACCGCTGTCGCACCGCATCTGCTTGCTCTTGCGTGGCTTCCTCTGGCAGGTGAATATGCACGTCTGCGCCGGAGGTGTTTTGCAGGCTGACCTTTTGCCAGATGCCGGATTCGCGGTCAATATCCGTTGCGCGTCCAGCCGCCTTTAGCACCGGCTGACCAAAGATCGGATCAGCCGGGTTGGGTAGCTTCAATTGAATCATGTCATCAGATTCAATGCGGCGTCTTACGGCTCCGTTGGTGTACTCAAAGTAATCAACAAGCTTTTCCCTGCCCGGAGATATACGCATGTACTCGGCAGGCAAATACCAAAGCTGCACCGGGTAGCCGCGTGTTCCGGCCTTTATTTCAGAGATGAAAGCGTTGCCCGCGATGCACAGCGATTGCTCAGCGTTGTACATCAGCTCGTACCAAGACTGGTCAGGGTTCGGGCTGGTAATCAGTGTATTGAGTGGGTGCGTGTCTGGCGCGTCTTGCCATTCGCCGCCCCTGATAACTTGTGCGCGCCAAGGCACAGAAGCCAGTAGTTTTGCGCGTCTCTCTGTGCAAGCGTAGACAATAGCCGATGCGTTGTAGCCTTCATGGATCGCCGCATTGATATTCCAATCGCGCTGCTTGGCTGCAAAAAGCCTCCAGTGTGGCTGCGCCTGCGGAAGCGTCAGGCTCTTTAGCTGTACCTCGATAGGCTGGTACGGGACTGGGATTGTCTTACGGCTGAACGGCCACATACTCAACGGCTCCTTTCTTTAGCGCCTTGTAAGCGCCGCGTGAGCACTCGCCAAGACGCAAAGTTTTACCCGTCTCGTATGCGAGATCAGGCATATGCTGGGTCGCGTTGCGAGCGCGTTTTCTGAGTGCCTTAGCTTTTTTGGCGTTCATCAGTTGTGATATATCATCCTTTGTGATAGATGCCATCATAACATCAGATAAATATGAAGTCGCGTTTTTTGATTAATGGCGCAAGCGCATAACGGATGGCGTCCCATCGGTGGTTGTTGCTATCCTCGATCTTTGGCAGTATGTCTCCCGTGCGGCTGTCGATCTTGTATGCGTACAACCTGGCCTCGTCGATCAGGTCTTTGCACCTAGGATGAATCACAATTTCATCGTAAGCTTTTAGGTGTTCGATTCCGTCCTCAACGCTTCCCGGCCACTTCTCAACGGCTGTGACCTTTGGCAGTCCGTGCCGCCGAAGATAGCTTATTGATTCTGGCCGTGCTGAGTCTGCACGCATGGTGTACCCGGATACCAGTGGATCAGCTCGTTTGATAAAGTCCGCTGTGTCGTCCAGCTCAAGCCCTATGCGCCCGGCGTCCTGATCGATGTAGAGCGTATTGCCATTGATCCAGCATCGCACAAAGCAGGTCGGGTCAGCAGCGAACCCCCAGTCCAGACCGTACAGCGGCTCGCCAAAAACCGGGGTCGGGTCAAACTCGTCAACGCGCCAGTTTTTGAATACTTGCGCTTCGGACTTGGTGTTGTATCCACCCAGCCATATGTGGTTGTATCGCTCGTAGTCAGCTTTACGCTGCCACTCAGCGAGTTTGATCATTTCCTCTGGACACCATGGGTTGTCGGTGTAGTTGACATGCACACAGACCGCGTCATCGTTTTCCTTGAACAGCTTTTCCACCGCGTCGTCTGGTTGATCAGGGTTCCAAGTGAACCAAAGTTGCGATCCAGGCTTACGGATGGTCGGTGTCAGTAGCTCAATGGATCTGTGGCTAAGGCTCTGTGCTTCCTCTGCCCATGCAATATCAAAGCCCTCAAGTGACTTGATCGAGTCTGCCGTGTGATCTTGCATCCCCTGAAATATCATCACGCCGGTACCGCCTTTGCGCCTGATCTCTGTGAGTGTCGCATCAAAAAGATGCGACACGTTGAGCGACCTGATCTTGTCCTCAATGAGTTTCTTGACAGAGAATTTCAGAGACTTTTGAATCTCTCGAATGCAGACGGAGTTTAGGCTCGGGTCAATAACATGCTGTTCTACCAGTAGCTCAGCGACAAAGTGGGATTTGCCTGATGCCCGACCACCTTTAGCGCCGTTGTACCGCTTTGGCGTCAGCAGCGGAACTGACCATTTAGGCGTCTTTATTTGGAGCGTGTTCAACGATCACCCGCTCAATCCGGTTAATGGATTCGCCATTGGTGGTATGGTCAATTTCTTGTTTGTCAGACCAGCCCATATTCTTGAGCACAAATATAGGCCCGGCGGCATTGTTTCCAAGCACTCGTTTCTCGTAAGCCCACTCGATCAGGAGCTTTGCCCTTTTAACCGAGTCAGAAAATCCTTCGTATTTTTGGTACTCGTCAATGGACTGGCGTGAGGAAAACCCGAGGAAAAGCGCAAGCCCTGTCCATGTGATAGGCTCGTCCATTTCTTTGCAATGGTGATAGTAATCGTTCACCTTTGCGTCGAAATCTTTAGGCGTTTCGTAAAGTCTCGGCCTTCCAACCGGGTTAACCTCTGACACCTTTGCTCCTGTGGATAACTATAGGCTTGATGATACTACACTCCCCTGCACAAAAA